CATATGATCGACCAACAGTACTATCAACGGTACTAAGAGAACCCATACGAATGGTAGAACCGTTGCTGAGTTCGATAATTTTGTCTTTGAGGTTGTCACGTGCGACTTCGAGGTCGAAGTGTTTGATGAGTTTGCGTTGGAGTTCAAATGAGATCGAAGATAAGTTATAGTTAGGCGAAATGATTAAGACATTAGACCCAGGGACTAAGGTAACCAATTGACCGATGATATTGGCAATATAAGTTTTGCCAAGCCTGCGTGCGAGTGCAGCACAGATAAACCTGTATTTGGGATCGTTGACTGCGTTGATTAAAGCAACCTGTGGGCGGTTGATTGTATCGTATACATCTAGCAGCTTTAGGTAATTTGTTATGGGTAGCTTAATAAACCTCTGTTGAGGATCAAACTCTTGGATAACGTCGACATTGATATCTGGTCGTGAGACTACTAACATTATTTTGTGGCCTTTGCTAACTCGCGATAGCCTTGTGTGGTTGGATGTACTTTGTCGCTGCTTGGGGTAAATGGTAGTACAGTATCGTTATACTGTTGAGCAATTTCGTGGACGTGGGATTGGATATGTGGTTTGATGGCTGGTAAAATCCAAAACACTTTTGCAACGCCAACTTTTTCACGTATTCGTTGCAGCTCAGCTTTAGTTTTAACTCCGCTATGGTCATTACTGCCTAAACTGATAATTACAGTTTTAGCTGACAAGTTATTTTTTAAATAGTCGCGATTCCATTGCCAGGTATTCCAGCCGCCTTTAGCATAGGCTACGCACTCTGGTCTTTGTCGATGAGTACCTACGGCAATTGAGTCGCCTAAAATTAAACAGTCTAACATTTTATATTTTGGGTCCGTTAAATATTTGAGTGCTATCTGTACCTGTACCTAGTACGCAAGCTATTTTATCATTAAACTGGATTATTGTCCAGGTTTTGGTTTGTTGGTTAACAAACACGCTGTACTTTGGTACTTCAGCACCAGGCTCTATACCTAACCACAAAGGAGTTTCTTTGTAATCACTACTTGTTAATCCTTGTAGTAACATTTTAGTTTCTGTACAAGTTACAGGCTTTTGTATAATTAAGGGCTGTGCTAACGCCGCGCTTGATATAAAAAGTATTAATCCTAGTAAATATTTCATACGCCTTCACCAGTAATTAAACGCTGCACTAGCTGTGAATACTTTGATCCATCTAGTGCGTCATTGATTTGTACGTTGACTTGTTTTTGTGGGCCAGTAGCTTGTTGCGCTTTGGCTAGCTGAATTTCACGATCCATTAAGTCCATTGACATTTTGTGCGACATTTGAAGTAGTTCAGCAATATCTTTGGCGCTACCAGTTTGTGATTCTTCCAACTCTGAAAACTTCTGCTTGATTAGTGCATCCATAGCACGTCGCATCAAAAATCTGTTGTTGTATCCACTATCAAAGAATACTGAATCAATGTATGCTTTTACTTCACGTTTAGCTAATAAGTTAGTTACCACTTCAGGGTCTAGATCAAGTTCTTGAGCTACGGCACGGGCGTCGTTAAGTTGGAGGTAGGCATTTGCTACTTCCAGTGCTTCCGGGGAGATACGTACGGTTTCAGCAGGTAGGTGAGTTGTCATAGAATTGTCCTTTTTATGTGATTATACCAGTTTAGGGATGTTTTAGCAAGTGTGGATTTTGGCACCTTAGGGTGTTTGCAAATTTTCCTTAAATAGGCCGTGTCAGGGGGCCCCTATACCCCTAGGGGTATATGTGTCTGATAACCCCCCCATACCCCTAGTAGTATGTTTTGAATACCCGAGTATTCAATTTAAATTATAGTACGAAAAATAGTTATGCAAATTTTGCATAAAGGGGTTGACCTCGTAAAAAATACGTGTAAAATACAGTCAGAGGGAAGCAGATGGCAAGCCCTCATAATTGAATACAAAGGTTTTCAAAATGGCTAAAAGCACACGTTCACCCCTTCAGCACTTCTTTGCAAAATCCCTGAAAATGGCACGTTCAAGGGATAAAATGAATAATCGGGTTTCAGATGATAATGTAACTATTGATTATCTTTGCGGATTATATTATGGTCAAAACGCATTATGTTTTCATACTGGTGAAATAATGACTATTGAACGTGGATTAATAGATGGTATTCCCTGCTTTACATTATGCACTATGGATAGAATAGATAATGCTCAAGGTTATAATGTAGGTAATATTATCTTGGCTTGTGATGGTATTAATCGGATGCGTTCAGATATGCCATTATCTCAGTTTCGGGCATTATGCAACAAAATCGGAATGAATGGATAATATAATATAATAAGGGGGAAACCCCTTATTATATAATAGGATTATATAATGAAACATAATACAATACCCTCGCATTATACTACTGCCCAAGTATATAGATTTAAACTGTTTTGCATTAAGCATGATATTCGTTTTAATAATATGACAGAATATCGTTCAGCATTATCACAATATTATTCTGGAGAATAAAATGGATTATCAAATAGTAAATGATTATATGGCTAGAAAATACTCTGCATATACTTGGGTTTTAAAACAGGGTAATAACTGTATATGGGTTATAATGAATAATATTAATATGTATTTTATTATCAAAGATAATAAGATAATGCGAATTGATATTGATTAAGGGTAAACCCTTAATCAGGAAAAGACCCTGATGCCAGCAGGGTTACTCAACGAAGTGAGCACTCACTTCGGCAATTTGGGCGCACGGAATCCGTGCGCCAGTGTGCAAGTTCGAATTCTTTTCGTGAGGGTGCTTTTGCAACTGGTCGCTTAAAGCGACCGCTAGTATTCAAAAAAGGTTTTTTATGAATACTTTTGTTTGCAGGATTTTTTTAGAAAACCAAAGTACTACGCGCGGCGCGCCAAATTTTAGCAGAGTACAAAAGTGTAGTCAATAGGTGTTTACACCTATGTTGTATTTTTACACACTTGAACTTTTTAGGTTTTTTCTGCTATAATAAACACATGGTGAAAAGGTGAAAATGAAAATGACTAAATTTGCAAACAAATTAATTCAAGATATTTTATGTGCTATTTTATTCGTTGCAATAACCTTTTTGCCATTGTGGGTATGGCTTGCGTTAATGAAGCCATGATGTTATAATTTGTTTTTAAAGGAGAAAAGAACATGACTACCAAAGCCGTGAACTACACTCAGGATCAGACTGAGAAAATGATTGCCCAATACCAAGGCGGTATGACTGTTGAATCTATTGCAGATTCACTTGGCAAAACTGTTCGTTCTGTTGTTGCAAAATTGAGCCGTGAAAAGGTTTATGTTGCTAAAGCATACAAAACGAAATCAGGTGAAACACCAATTAAAAAAGATGTTCACGCTGATTTTATTGGTGATGCGTTGGGTTTGGCTGAATCTGATACAGAATCACTCACTAAAGCCAATAAAATGGCTTTGATGAAAATTGCTGACTTTATCAAGGCTGAAAAAACCTTGTAAACAAGGGGCTTATGCCCCTTGTTTTTGAATACCCAGGTTTTCAGTATTTTTTGAAAACCTAGGTATTCATTTTTGCGCCCGCTGCGAAGTAAGCACTCACTTCGCTATTAACTAGTCGCTTCAAGCGACTGTTGCGTAAAAGCAACAGGCGCCAAATTTTAGCATAGTCTGTTTTGGCTGTCAATAGGTGTTTACACCTATGTTGTATTTTTGCACACATAGTTTTTTATCGGTTTTTTGTGTATAATCACAGAATACAGAAAAGGATTACAAAATGGCTAAAATTAAAAAGGTTTCAATTTATGATATGGATGGAACTATTGTTTGCAGTTTGCATAGGTATCGCACAATCGTAGATGAGTCAGGCGAAAGAATAGATTTAAATTACTGGAGAGAAAATCAGGATTTAGCATTAAATGATTCTCTTTTGCCATTAGCCGAACAATATAAAATGGATTTAAAAGATGAATCGTGTTATGTCATTATTGCTACTGCCCGTGTTCTTAATACCCCTGATTATACATTTATTAACTCGATATTGGGCGACCCTGATTATATTATTTCAAGACCTGAGAATTCTAATATCTCTGGTAGTTTATTAAAAATTAATGGTTTGGCTAAGTTCTTTAATTTAGTTACATTTAAAGATGCTGAATTTACATTTTACGAAGATAATACAAATTATCTAAAAGCGGTTTGTGACAGATTTAATATAAGGGGTGTATATGTACCAAGTAAACAAGGGCATTAATATTGATTATGCCGAGACATTAATTAAAGATTTTTTAGCCGAAGGCTTAAATCTTTATGATATATCGGAAATAATGCAAATGCCATTAAGACAGATTTTAGACATATTAACTAAGAGAATACATTAAATGACTGATATTCAAGCTTTATATTTTTGCATTGGTTTTGTTGTTTTTGTTGCAATTAAAATTGTACTTTTAAATTGGTTAGATAAATGATTAAAACATTCTCACAGATAATCTGGCATTTTATATATTCCAGACCCGATAAAATTTTAGTAACTATTATCTTGCCATTACTAATGCTGGGTACTTGGGATTATCATAATAATATGCAAGAATATAAAAGATTCATTATGGACAAATGAATACTTTTGTTTCCCACAAAAACTGAATACTTTTGTTTTCAGTTTTAACTGGTCGCTTAAAGCGACTGTTGCGAAAAAACCACAGGCGCCAATTTTACCACACCCTCGCCCAAGTTGTCAATAGGTGTTTACCCCTATATGATTACTTTGGCAATCGTGTAAAATCGGGCTTCTACCAACTAAAGGCACACAATGGCTAAAAAACAATACTTTTGTATTCTGGACACAGAAACCACAATGGGCGATACTGTGGCAGATTTTGCCATGATTATCTGTGATCGTGAGGGGATTAAATATAATCAATGTGCGGTATTAGTTAATGGGCATTATAATACTATGGAATTATTCCACGATAAAACTAAAAATGATATTTGGGGTTATGAGGGATTAATTAAACGCAAAATGGGTTATATTGCCATGTTAGAAACTGGCATTAGAATGATTGCATCAGTTAATGCTATTAATAAATGGATTAATCAGGCAATCGGTAAATATAATCCTACATTAACCGCATATAATCTGCCTTTTGATATTAATAAATGCACTAATACTGGCATTGATTTATCAGGATTTAATAGTAAGTTTTGTTTATGGCAAGCCTCGGTCGGTAAT